TCTCTTGTGCGCCGCGGTGCGACAAAGATGCGCGCGACGTTCAAGGACGTTGAAGGCAAGGTAGCGGTATCGCTGCCGACCCTCGTCGTCAAAACGGCCGCGTGCGAAAAGCTGCTCGAGGACGAAGGAATCCTAACCTCGATTGTGTACGCGCCGAACCGTGTCGACTCGCAAGGCGACATGGCCTCGCGCGAGGTAATCCGCGATGCCGCGCACAACTGGCTGGCCCGTGGCGGCCACGTCGACATCGGCCACGACCTGGAGCCGGTGGGCAGCGACCGCGCTCGCATCGCCGAGACGTTCATCGTCCACAAGGGACACCCCGACTTCCTGGGGATCACGGACGAAGACGACCACGAAATCGACATCGACGGCGCCTGGGCCACCCGCATCAAGCTGCTCGATCCGAAGCTGAAAGCCATGGCCAAAAGCGGCGAGATCGGAGCGACTTCCTTGTTCGGCACCGCCGAGTACGAGCCAGACGTCAAGCCTGCCTCTTCTTCGATTGAAGAGGCCTTCGCAGACTTCCTCGCCAAGTTCGACCGGCGAGAAGACGACACCGAGAACGACATGAACGCAGACGAACTCAAGAAGGCACTGAAGGAGTCGAACGACTCCCTGGTGCTGGCGATGACGACCACCCTCAAGGAGGCCATCGCTCCGTCGGCCAAGCCGCCCGGGGACAAGGAACCCTCCCGGAAGGTGGTGGAGTTCAAGGGCGACCCTCGCGACCTCGCTGCGGTGCGCAAGCACTACGACGCGGTCCGCTTCGCGCAGATCGACATGAACGATCCGGAAGCGGTGAAGGCCCTCGTGGAGGAACTGGAGGCGGAGAAGGCCGACGACAAGGACGACAAGTCGAAGGGCAAGAAGGCCAAGAAGAGCGACGAGTCACCCGACGTCGCCGAGCTGCGGCGCCGCCTCGCGATCGCCGAGGGCAAGAGCAAGATCCGCAACACCGGCGATGGCAACGAGGAAGACCAGGACGAACGCGAGACCGCGATCCAGGAGAACATCCAGAAGGCCAGGGACTCGGTTCGCAAGCTCTACGGACTCAAGGACGCTAGCTAGCCATGGCACTCATCGCCAACAACCTGGTAGCGACGCTGCGGCGTCGGCCCACCCTGCGCATGGCCGCTGAGCACGCGCAGCCCGTTCCCTTCGCCGCGGTGGCGCTCGGGCCTTTCATCAAGGTCGGCTCGCCCGTGTACCGCGACGAACTCGCCTCCAACAACTGGAAGATCTGGACCACTGGTGAGGCCATCGAAGGCTTCCTCTACTTTCAGGGCGAAGGCACCCGGAAGGTTCAGGTCAACACCACGCCCACTCCGGACGAAGTCGAGGAAGGGATCAAGCTCGACGCGACCTCCGAAGTACACGGTGTCGTGATGAGCCACGGGATGATTCACCGCGACGACGTTCCTCTCCCCGCCGGCGAGACCCAACCGAACCTCGACGCGGCTCTCAACGCGCTGCAGGGCAGCAACCTCTACATCCAGGGAGCGACCGGCTGATGGCGACCATGGTTTCGGAGCTGCTGGAGACCCGCGTCCTCACGGAATCGATCCGCGAGGTGCGCTCTCCCGCATCGTTCCTCGATCGTCTGCTCTTCGCGAATCGTCAGCCGCAGCCTGACGACAAGATCGAGATCTCGACTCTCCACGGCGACCGCCAAATGGCGCCGTTCGTAGAGGTCAACGGCGAGGCCATCAACGTCGACGGCTACAACGAGGACTTCCAGGTCGTCTCCGCACCGAACATCCGCATCAAGCGGCCCATGGTCGCAACCGATGCGATGCTGCGGCGCCTGGGCGGCTTCAACGTCTTCACCGATCGCGGGCAGAAGGAGGCCCAGATCCGCGAGGCCATCGCGCGCGACCAGCAGCGGATGAACGACTTGCTCGAGAACAACATGGAGTGGCTCGCCAGCCAGACCCTCACGGGTGTGGTCAGCTACTCGGTTGCTCGGCAGGCGAACTTCCGCCTCGACTTCGGTCGCCTGGCCACGCACAACATCAACGCCGCGGTGTCGTGGGCGACGTTCGCCACCTCGCAGCCGGCGGACGATCTCCTGGCCGCCGCGCGCCTCATCAACGACGACTCCGAGCTGAACGCGACGCACGCGATCCTCAGCACGGAAGCCGCGACCAACCTGTTCAAGAGCGCGTCGATCCAGAACGTTCTCGACAACCGGCGCATGGAAGCCGGCAGCCTCGAGTTCCGTCTGTTCGAGGCGACCGGTGCGCGGTTCCTCGGCACCATCTCCGGCATCCAGCTGTGGGAGTACGGCCGGTCGATCACGGTCAACGGCGTCTCGACACCGCTGATCCGCGCCGGCTACGCCGAAGTGGTGCACGTGGGCCCGAGCAACCAGTTCGTTTCGTACTTCGGTGCGATCCCCGACTGGGATGCGATCGAGGAAGGCCTCTGGATGGGCGAGAAGTTCAGCAAGAGCTGGCTCACCAAGGACCCGAGCGTGCGCTGGATGCTCCTCACGTCGCGGCCGCTGCCGGTTCCGCGGCGCGTCAACGCGACCGTTTCTCTCGACACGTCCCCGTGATCTCATGACGAACCCTACCCCAGCAGAGAAGGCGGCCGCGAAAGCGGCTGCCGCCGAACACGCCTCGGAAACCGGCGTGTACTACGTCGCCAGCGACCAGTCACTCGCTCTCGGGGGGAACGTCGTTCTCCCCGGGACGAAGATCGACCTTGCCGAGCCCGAGGTCGGCGTCTACGGCGGCGGCACTTGGGTGCACGGCCTCACCAAGGCGCGGTGCGAGGAACTGGTGAAGGCGGGCGTGCTGTTCGCTGACGGCCCGCACGCCTCTCGGAAGCACCTCAAGGGCAAGAAGACCATCGGGACCGGCGACGACATGATCGTCGACGCGAGCCCCGAGCTGATCGAGGCCGAGAAGGCTCGCCTCGCGGCGCTGGAAGCCGCCAAGAAGCACAAGCCTCCGGCGAAGTGGACCTTCACCGACGAGCATCTCAAGGGCAAGTCGCTGGCGCAGATGAACGCGCTCATCGTCGAGCGCGGCGGCGCCCCCCAGCAGTCCGAAGACCTCGCGATGCAGGTTCTGCAGTCCGAACTGACCCGCTAACCCGTTGAGCAGCCGTCATCAACATGCTTCAGGTTCCTGCGGCGGCTGCGGCTGCAACACGCTGGAGCGCCGCTCTGCGCATGTCGATGACGGCGGCGTCTACGAGTACTGGACCTGCACCCACTGCGGCCTCGACTACGGTGACGTTCGCGCGCAACGGCGCATGCGCGACGCCGAAGCCGTCCTGTGGCGCCAGGCGGTCGACGAGGTGCGGCACCGGCGTGCCGATGGCGAGGCCGGCACGCTGGTCACGCACCTCGTCGGCGTCATCTGCGAGAACATCCTCGCAGCGCGCGATGCATTGGGGTAACCGGGTGTGACGTGGCAGGCGTTCCCCTCTTCGTCGAGAACCGCGACGAGCTGAAGCTCAAGGTCCGGCTCAACGGCATCCCCGACTCAGGCGGTGCCGACGCGCAACTCGACGAAGCCCTCTCCGCGGTCCGCGTCGGCTTCCTGATGGAACTCGGCGCGGCCCGGGTGGCCCAGCTCGTTGCGATGACCCTCAACCGCAACGCGGTCACCGAGGCGGACATGATCCGCCTCCTGGCCGCCGTCACGGAGGTCCGCTGGGTTCTGTACGAGATCCTCGCGACCATGACCGCGAGGTTCGCGGACGGGCACTCCGAGCCGCAGACCTGGAACGAGGAACGGTTTCTCCGGGACAAGACGCCAGAGCTGATCGACCAGTGGAGGGACGAGCTTTGGAACCAGATCCAGGAAGCGCTCGGGATCTTGAGTACCGGTGAAGTCTCTGAGGAGACCGGGTGGAATGTGTCCCTCATCGGACCCGACTTCGTGAACGATCCGCCACCGCGACCTGGCGAGACGCTGTTCCTGCCTGAAGCCAGCACGCTGCAGTACCCGCTGAACCAGCTGGTGCTGGAATGAACTTCATCTACAACCACGCCGCCTACGAGGTCGCCAGAGGGGCGCTGAACCTCTCGACAGCCGCGCTCAAGGTCATGCTGGTCACGCAGGCGTACGTGCCTGACCGCGACCACGACTTCGTGGCGTCCGCCAGCGCCGCGGAGACCGTGGCCACGAACTACGTCGGCGGCTTCGGCGGTGCGGGGCGGCAGCTGCTCGTCACGCCCGTGTTCACCGAAGACGACGTGAACGACCGCGCCGAGCTGCGCTTCGACGACCCGACTTGGACCGCGCTGGGCGGCGCGGTGAACGACACGATCCAGGCCTTCGTCGTCCTCCTGGAAGTCACTACGGATGCCGACTCTCTGCTCGTAGCCTACATCGACACTACCACCGGCACGCCGTCGCTGCCCTACCTGACGACCGGCGCGAAC